TACTGCCGTTACCTTACAGGTGCTTACCACATCCTTTTCCTTGGCTGCATATTCTGCCGTAGAAGAGATATAGACCCCTCCGCCTGTGAATGTCACTATATCGCCTTTTGAAACTCCTGTAGGCGTTTCCTGTGGCTTCTGCGGTGTGTTCTGCTTCTCTTCTGTCTTGGTGTGTGATACGTCCGTTAAGTTGCTTCCCTTTATCGCTTCGTATACTTTGCTTCTACGGCTTTCATATTGCCCCATTGTGGCATCTTTTAAGGCGTAGGCGTGTATTTCTTCAAGTCCTACCTTTTCCGCCCCTCCTATGGCTTCTGCTGCCGTCTTGGCAATGCGTGAACTTGCACCGCTACCGCCTTGGTTCTCTAAGTCCGCAAAATAGGCAAGTGCTTTTAAGGATACTAAACCGATTTTTACGCCGTTCTTTACATATCCTGTAATATCTGCATCCGCTAAATCGTCCTGTACTTCCTTTCCGTCCTTGGTTGTGAGCAACTTAGATATTGCATCGGCTTCCTCTTCGGTTGCTTCTCTCTCCTGTCTGTTCCACGCATCCGCACTACTTCCGGCAATCTCTGTATACAGGGCATCCCCTAATATCTCTTTTGCCTGTTCCTGGTCCTTTTCAACAATGGACTTTAAGAGGGGCAACGCTCTACCCCAATATGCGTTCCATTGGCACTTACCTATGCTCATTCCGTGGTTGTTGTCGTTTCTGTTTACGCTTCCGTAATTACCCTCCTGTGAGTAGATAATACCGCTTGCGACCTTAACAACCTTTTTTACCTGTGCTGCTGTTACTGCCATAGTGTACCTCCTACGCTCTCTGTGTATATCCAAGGCTTATATACCCTGCACCGCTCTTTAATTTGCCCCAAGTGGTGTTACCGTTCTTTTCCTCTCCAACGATTGTATATACTTCGCCCTGTTTTACCTGTGTTGTTACCGGGTAATTTGTTCCGGGACCTTTTCGGACATTCAGAACGGCGGTATTGATTTTTACCCTGTAGCTTGTATCCTGTGGAGTATTTGCGGTCATTCCCGCTATTCGCTCCGTATATCCAAGGCTTATGTAGCCTGCACCGCTCTTTAATTTGCCCCAAGTGGTGTTACCATTTCTTACCTCGCCTACGATTGTGTATACCTCGCCCTGTTTTACCTGTGTGGCTACTCCGTAATCTGTTCCCGGACCGATACGCACATTTAATACATCTGCGGTAATCTTCACTTTGTAGCTTGCCACATTGTCCGTTGTCGGCTGTGCGGTATGCTGCTGTCCTCCTGCGGATACCGAACCGCCTAAGATACCCTTAACCTTATTTTTGAACTCCTGCCATTCTGTAGGATTGCTTACCATTTGAGCCGGGCAATTCTTTCCTGTTACGTCATAATGGCGTAATACATAGGAATCAACGCCACCTGCACCAATTCCAAGCATTTTACAAAGAAATGCACAAAGGTATGCAGCGTTTTCTTTTGTCCTGTCTGAAATTCTGTAGTTTCCAGCAGTACAACACATTTCAATACCTATACTGTTCGCATTTCTGCAAGAGCCGTGTTTATAAGACTTTGCCCCGCAATGCCAAGCGGTATCCCTTAACTCTACGCTTTGGTAAATTTCCGCATCATCTACAAAAAAATGAGCGGAAGCATTACGCCCCGCACCGCCGAAATAATTTGCATTTGCCTTTGCCGTATCCTTTGAATTGCCTGTATAGTGCATTACCACATAGGCTACGCTTCGGCTTGTGTTGTTGTTCAGATTGTCGTTGTTGCATTTGATACTTGAATTTATCCCGATACCGTTAATTGTATCGCTGATAAATCCGGCTGTTATTGTTTTTCCCATAACGCCGTACCTCCTTAAATATTGATGTTGTTTAAATCAACAGAAATATCCTTTGTTTCCTCCGGGTATCCCTTTTTGATTTTGATAATGTTTTCTGCCTTGGCTTTCCAACAATACAAGGCAATTACTGTAGTAGTCGGGGTTGCTATGTATGTGGCAAGCACCCCGAATTGTGAATAGTCGATAAGTGTTACTTTGATACCGATATACAAACCCACAAAGTAAGTAAAAAGGACTGCGACCAATACAAGTTTTGTAAAGTTCGGCTTCGGAAGTTTCTTTTTACTTCCGTCCTGTAGCTTCTTGCATAACTTGTCTTTGTTCGCAATCCTAAATAGCAAATAAAAAACAAAGAATCCTATAGCAATGCCAAGGATTCCGCAAATAAGATATTTCATATTCTGTTTTTCCTCCTATGTTTCCTGTCCGTGTGCCTTTTGATTGATATGTTTTTCAATCTTTCCTATGGCTTCCGTGACCGGTCCGTTACATCCCTGTTCTTTAAGTCCTTTCAGACACGCCAATACCGCATAAGTGAGTAAGCATAATTCATCTTCCATTGCCTTTATGTCCTCTTTCTCCTGCTTCTTTAAATCCTCAATATCGGTTGTCTGCTTTTCCTGTGCCTGAAACCATTTGATAATCTTGTATGCAACCGCACCAATGGCAGTTAATGCCCCTAATACGCTTGCAATAGTTATAATTGCTGCTGAATCAATATACATTGTGTGTAATTTCCTTTCCTTGCAGTTTGCAATATGGCGTAGCAAATCCGCAAAAATAACTTTCGGTATAGTTCGGGCAGTTATTGCAATTTCCTGTACATCTACTTACCTCTTCTTTTTTCTCTACCATACCGTTTTCCTTAAACAGGGTGTTAAGGCTCTGCCTAAGTCCGTAACTGTTAAAATGTGACAGGATACCACGATATGAAGCTACCGAACGGTCTAACCTGTCTTTTCTTTCTTCTCCTGCTTTTACCTTTGCAATCTGATTTTTAAGATTACGTTTGATTTTTACCGCCGTTTTCTTCTTTAATCTGCGGTGCGTAGACCATATTCTAAAGCCTACAAAATCAACGCCCATACTACACGGTCTGATAGTCGTTTTATTATTCAAATCTAACCTTAATTCGTCTGATAAGAACGCCCTTAACAACTCTTTGACCTCTGCCAAATACTTTTTATCGTGGTGGAGTATGATAATATCGTCCATATATCGGATGTAGTAATGCAATCCCAACTCATGTTTTGCGTATTGGTCTACCTCATTAAGGTAAATGTTTGCAAACATCTGTGAGGTAAGGTTGCCTATCGGCATCCCCTTGTTGCTCAATCTGTCCGATACTGCCACTTCGTCCGGCTCTTTTCCGGGCGGTAATCCAAAATTCATAGATTCGCAATTTATAATCTTTTCTAACAGGTTAAGTAATCGTTGGTCTTTAATCCTGCGTGCTAAAATCTTTAATAAAATATCGTGGTCTACCCTGTAGAAATACTTTGATATATCCATTTTCAGATAATAGTACCGTTCCGGCTTCCTTTCAGTCTGCCTTAACCAATACTGTAACCTGTCGGCTGCCTTATGTGTTCCCTTGCCCTTGCGACAGGCGTAGGAATCAAAGATAAATGTCTTTTCGTACAACGGAAATAACTGCCTGTAAATCGCCCATTGTACTATCCTGTCCTTAAATGGCAAGGACATAATGAGCCTTTTCTTCGGCTCGTAAACATAAAAGGTGTGATACTTTCCTACCTCGTATGTTTCATAAATTAAGTGATTCTGAATATTTATTAACTGCTCTTCGTAGTTGCGGTTGAAAATCAATACATCATCCCTGTACCTCTTTCCTTTTCTCGCTTCCTCCCAAGCCTTATGTAAATTCTCAAAATCATAAATCTTTTCGTATATATTCTTTATGCTTTGCATTGCATACCTCTTGTAAATTTGTGCCGTACAAACCTAATCAGTTTTTAACCCTTTCGGACGTGACAAATATATTTCTTTTCGGCTTACGCTTACTAACTGTCTTTACAGCAATTCAATCTTTTTCCTGTCTACAGGAACGGAAAATAACCCCTTTAACCCTGTTTGTACTGTCCTTGCGGTCGTAACCGTAAGGCTTCTTGACATAGGGGCAGAGCGGAGCGGAAACCAATGTTGTCGTTCGAGTTGGAACGAGGGTTATTCAAGTTGAGAGCGGACGGACCCGAATTAGAAGTATTGTTGAACGCCGACCCACGGATAGGCAACCACCGTAACTTTGTGATTATTTCCCTATGTATTTTTATTTCTGTCTTTCCCTGCTGTTGACCCATTCCGAATAACCGCCTATCATTCGACCGATTTCGTCTACCTTTCGCATCCATACTTCCCAAGTGTGGAAATTCAAACAAGGCTTTTGGTTTGGGTATAGGTTCGGGTCTTTTGCAAGTCTTAGCAGATTTCTTAATACATCAACTTCAATATCCAAATCCTGCAATGTGGTTTTCTTGTGGTACTTCTTTTCAAGTCGCACCGCCATTTCCAACATTGTATACATTGTCTTTCTTATATCGCCTGCAAGTACATACCTCTCCGTTTTCGGAAAGTCCTTTAATTGAGGGTTGCCGTACAATATCATTTCATAAATCTTTTCCTTGATATGAAAAATATCATTGCCGTTATGTTTCTTTTCTTCCTGTTGTATCTCTTCCACTTTTGCAACCGCCTAACTGTAATGTATTTGCTATAAAGGGCGTGCTATCGCACGCCCTATCAGTTTTTCAGTGTTCAGTTTACAGTTACTCAACAAAAGCGGAGCGGAAACCAACGTGGTCGTGCGACGTGGAACGAGGGTTAGCCAAGTAGAGAGCGGACGGACCCGAACCAGAAGTAAGGTCGAACGCCGACCCACGGAAAGGCAACCTTTCGCCGTGGCATCTCATCCAAATCTGGTCGTTGCCATATCCCGTTACACCGCTGTCCGGGTATAATCCAAGTGCTATAAGCAACTTCGGAATAGTTACCCCGGAAGCTGCCCCAAGGCTCTTAAATGCAATATTTCTGTAAGTATCTCCACTTGTAGGGAACTCAACCTTTGTATTTACTCTGATTCCTGCGGATGCACTTGCCTGGTCTAACTTTAATGTGCCTGCTGTTCCCGGCTCTACTAAAGTTCCGTCCGGCTTAATCGCTTTCCAAAGTGTGCTTTCCGCCGACATATCGCAATCAAGTTTCATAGAGTTACCATAAGGGATAATCTGAATTTCTCCGTCCATAAGGCGTAATCCACCGGTCCACTCCCAAAGGTTGCCGTTAATGTCCGCAATGCCCGACATATCGTGATTGTGATACCATGTAGGCTGTCCGCTTCCTGTAAGCGTTCTCTGTGATTCTCCCTGTGGCATTGTTCCCCTCTCGTAAGGGTGGTAATAATCCTTGCCGTAGTTTGTGTTTCCGTGTGGTACAGTACCCATTTTCTGTGATAACAGGTTAAGGTACGCAAATACACCTGTCTGATTTAAGTGCCAACCTGCACCTTTCTTTTTGCAAGCTGCTACAGACTGGTCAAAGTTGATATAGTTTCTAGGCAGGTATCCGCCTAAAGAATATGCACGGTCATTTTCTACAATATTGAGGAACTTAGACACATAAATTACGCTCTTTTCCTCTCCGTCCATAATCCAAAACGGTAATGTTTCATCTGTTCCGCCTGTGATTACATCACTATACTTTGCCTTTGGCACTGCTACCATGATGCTAGGCATCCCGGTATCATCAAAAATTACCTTGTTGTTTGCACCAAACTGTGCTACTGCACCCTGTAAATCGTCAAAGTTTGCCATTGTATTTTATCCTCCTTAAAATTAAATTAACGCCCATAATACAAGCGTACATTTCTTCATATCAAACGGTACAGGTTCACGCTTCGTAATCGTTTTTCCGTCCTCGTCCTTTTCTCCTGTATCCACAATCTCATATCCCCTTGCCGGGATAATGACCTGTGCCACATACTCCCTTGCTTCGGTATTTACGCCAACGGTTAAGCCGTCCTGTGTGTCCTTGCAAATATCAAGCGTTACCTCTTCGTCACGCTCTCGGTTCTTGATGTTTACCATTAAATCATCATCCCCGAAAATAATTTTTGTTGTGGATACGTCATAGGCGATTTTCTCGCCCTCGTTTTTCTCAACTACAATAATCTTTGCTGCTGCCATTATCTGTTACCTCCCATTCTTCTTAATTCTCTATAGGCTTCCTGTGAACGCACCGCAATGTGTTCTGCTGCTTCTCTCTGTGATGCTGTGGCATTACCTCTTACTCCGTAAGCCTGTAATACTGCTGCCGTATTTGCCTTTCTTTCATCACTTTTGATAATTACATTTGCCATTATGCGTAACCTCCCTGTACTGTGCATTTTACCGTTACTTCCTTGGCGGCCCCGGTATACTCAATCTTGAATCCGTTTAACTGCTTATCCGTAATACGGATTTCTCCTACACCGCCTGCGTCCTTTGCTTCCGCTTCAACATTTACGGTATAGTCCAAATTGCCCCTTGGTGTGGTAAGTGCAAGGGTCTTTTTGGAATTGTTAAAAGGGTATGATTTTGTATTGGTAAGGGTTGCTTCTACAATCTCTCCCTGTAATCCCTTAATCCTGCTTTCTGCTGCACCAAGTTTAAGCAT